ATCTCGCCGGTGTCGATGTCGGCGAAAACCTCGGCGAGCATCTTGTTGTCAGTGGTGGCGAGCTCCGCGATGCGGTTGTCAGCCGTCAGATCGGCCAGCTCCTCGGCCTCGCTGGCGTAGTCCTGATAGTCGACCGGGGCGTCGGTCAGGTCGTCGAGCTGTGCGGCCATGAGACGGCCGTGGCCCTTGGTGACGAGCCCGCTGCGCTTGCTGACGGTGATCGGGGCGCGCCAGCCCGTCGCTCTGATGATAGAGGCGAGGAGCTTGATCTGCTCCGGCGGGTGCTGGTTGGGGTTTTTGGGATTAGGCCGCAGATCCTTCAGCGGGACGATGGCGTCGTGCGCACAGAACACGGGGACGCTGCCGGCGTATGCCTTCGGCGTGGCCGTGGTGCTGTACTCCTCGATCTCGGGGCCGGTCTGCGGCTGTGGTTTATTCATGGCCGTCACCTCCTGCTGAGAATTGATTTTCAATCCACTTGTGGAGGCTGGAGTCCCGCCAGTTGTTTCGGCCGTCAAGACGGTTTTTCAGCCGTTCCAGCTTCGCCTCCTCGATCTCCTCGGTAGATCGGTGGAAGATGATGCGGAGCTGGTCGAGCATGATCTGGACATCGGCCATCTCCTCAATCACGTTGCCGATCGCTGCGGTCACTTCGCAGCCAGCCTGTGCCCGTTTGATTTTGCAGAGGGCTTTGGTCAGCTCGGCCATCTCCTCGACGGCCATGTCCATTTGTGCCGGCGCGCCGTAGGCCGTGATCGCACGATCCAGCAGGGCCCGGCGTTCCTCCGTGGTCATCACGGGCGGCCTCCCTTCGTCAGCTCTCTGACCAGTATGACCACGAGCACGATCACGATGATGGCGAGGGTGATGGCGGTCGGGATCCAGATCGGGGCCAGTACCCACAGCCAGCTCCAGTTGATGACGCCGGTGAGCTTCAGGACGATGAAGGCGACGGCGAGAAGGCCGCAGAAGCCGATCCCGCCGGCCGTCGTGTTGTTTCTTTCGTTGTTCATGTATTACCTCCAGTATTATTTTCCGAGCCCCTTCAGCGCGCAGGCTGTGCAGGCGGTTCGGACGTCGGGCTCCAGTGCGAGGATCCGGCGGGCCGTGTCTGTCTGCCAGCACTCAGCGCCACAGACGGGGCAGGTGGTGAGCTGCCAGTCGTCCGTCGGAGGCTCCGGGACGTTATCGCGCAACGGCATGGTGAGGATCCCGCCGTCTCCGGGCTGGTGGGGCGAGAGGATGGGCTCAGGCTCGTCGAGGATCATGGTGTCGAGGAGCTCGTTGTACTTCTTGAATATGGCCTCCGACGCTGCGCTCCAGCTCTCGCCGTGCTCCGTGTCCTCCGGGGTGGCGACGTGGGCCAGCTCGTGCGCCAGCAGCTCAGGGGCGGCGCTGATGGGCGCCTCGGCCGAGATGCAGACGATCGGCGTGCTGCCGTCGTCGGGAAAGATGGTCAGGCCGTAGGCGGTGCCGTTGGTCTCGTCCCGCAGGTCGGGGACGTACTGCGCGACGTACTCGACGCCGGGGTAGAGCTCAGAGAAGGCCCGGGCCACGATGGCCGTCGGGTCGTTGATGAAGGGCGAGGCCATCGGGCCGATCTTCTCGTACTGCTTCAGGGCCGTGTAGGTCTCGCGCAGCATGGCCCGCACTTCATCCTTCTTGATGCCGTTGATGGTGGGCCCGTTCAGGATCAGGTCGAGCATCCTGTCGCTCCAGTCCTGCATCAGGTGGGTCTCCGGCATACCGCAGCCGAAGGGCACGACGTCGACCTTCTCACGGGTGAGGGTTTCGTATTCTTTCACGGTGCTGCTCCTTTCAGAAAAGCCGAGCGGGCCGGAGCCCGCCCGGCGCTCCATTTACTGCATGACGACGACCTTGCCGGCGTCGATCAGATCGCCCATGTTCTTCAGGAAGTAGTCGGCGATGTTCTTCTTCGCCTCGAGCTTCCAGATGCCGCCGTCAGCCTCGAAGAAGCCGATCCCCTCGTCGGGATCCACGCGCAGCAGGAACTCGCTCTCGGGCTGCTCCACCTCGAGGAAGGTGCGGAACGGCCGCAGCATGACGCGCGGCTTGATCTCGATGAGCGCGTTGAGGGCGACGCCCTGACGTGCCTCGACGGTCTGCGTGACGCCGTTGTCGTTGGTGCTGACGCTGTTCTCGTTGGTCATGCGACTCAGCAGGTCGAGCAGGTAGGCCGTGCCCTCGTTAGGGATGCAGAGGCTCCGCAGCTCGATCAGAGCCACCTCACGTCCTCTGAAGCCGGTGCGCAGGCCCGGGGCGTCAGCCTTGGCGCGGTAGAGTGTGTTGCGGGAGAAGTCGCTCAGGTAGGTGGTCATCACCTCGACGGTGTCGTTGCTCTTGACCTGCACCATGATGGTCGTGCCGACCTTCTCGAGCTCGGTGCGGATCAGCTTGCAGATGCTATCGAGGCCGCTGACGCTGATGCAGTCAGGGCGGTCGACGTGCGGCGGGATGCGGGTGAGTGATGCGTCGGCGTAGGTCTGGCCGTCAATCTCGAAGATCTTGGTCTCCTTCAGGCTGACGATTTTGTCGATCATTTTTGCGAGCATTGTGTTGTCCTCCTTGTTCTGTGTTGTGGGTGTTTATCCGTGCTGGACGAGCTTCAGGAGCTTCGGGGCCTCCTGCTGCGTGCCGTCCATGTTCATTTGGCCGGGCACCTGCGGCACCATCTCGGCGACGACGAGCTCGCCGTTGCCGTCAGAGGTGACATAGAGGGCCGTGGCGACGGGGTTGGTGGCTGCGAGCGTAGACTTGGCCGTCACTTGGACGCCGATGGTGCGGCGCTCGTCGTCCGGTGTCAGCTCGATGGTGAGGGTGATCTTGCGCTTGGCTGTGGCCTTCGTGTTGGGGTCGAGGATGTTCTGGATCACCTTGTCCATCTCATAGTCGACGCGCTCCTCGAAGGCGCCGCGGGCCATCGACATGATGCTGTCGCGCTGGTTCTGTTCGTTCATGGGGTTTCTCCTTTCTTTCCGCTGCCGGCCGTGCCATACTTCTCGAGCGTGTCCTTCATCGCTCCGGCGATGCACTCGGCCATGATGGTCGCGGTCTTGGTTTCGCTGTTCTTGGCAGCCTGTTCAATGGCTGCGCGGATCTCGTCGGGCTCGTAGCCCGTGTTCTCGTAGGCGGCGAGCTTCTGGACGAGCGCCTCCTTGGTGGCTGCGCTCCAGTAGCCCGTCTTAATGCCGTTGACTCTCTCGTGGGTCAGGCGTTCCATGCTGGCCCTCCTTTCAGGTGGCCGATCCGAGCGTCATCTGCTCGGCCTCGGTCGGGTTGTCTGCGTAGGCTGCGGCCGTCTGTCCCGTGGGGCCTGAAGGCTCCGCTCTGGCCCACACGGCCTCGGTGGCGTCCGAGCGGGTGGCCTTACGGCGGCCGACCGTCGTGAGGATCCCGATCTCCTTCAGCTCTGTGAGCCGCGGGGCGACGTAGTTGCGGTTGAAGTACGGGATCCGGCCGGCTGCGACGAGCTCCTCGGTGATCTCGCTGGCCGTGAGCTCACGGTTGCCGAGGGTCTCGAGGATCAGGCGGCAGCGGGCGGCCCGCTTGGGGAGTACGGCGTCATAGCTGCGGCGCCGGGTCTCTTTGGTTGTCTGGTTCATGCGTTTCCTCCTTTCCGACCAGCTCGACGCTGTCGGCTGGCGCGTCCTTGACTTCAGGCGTCGGCGCTTCGTTGCCCCACACGTCCCATCCCGGGGCGGCTTCTCGGGCAAAAAGCTCGATGCGGGGTAGGTCTCCCATCAGCTCGACGATCTTGTCGCGCACTTCGGCAGGCTTTTGACTATGCCTGCGCAGCGGTGAGAACACGAGCTGACCGACGCCGGCGCTGATGCGCTTCGGCTTGCCTTTGATGTCGATCAGGCAGGGCTCGGTATTGCCTCGAGTCCAGCGGCCGAGGCCGAAAAAGTAGCCGTTTCCGCTGCGGTTCTGCTTGATCCACTGGAAGGCGATCGACTTGTATTTGAAGCCCCACGCCTCGATCAGGTCGAGGGCCTCCTGCATCTTCGGGTATGTGGCCCACATAAAGAGCACACAGTCGTCAGCAGCTATACCCCCCCCCGCAGGGTTG